TCGCGCAGCGGACACCACCGACCCCCCGTTCCTTTTCTAACCCACAAAACACCTCGATCAGCCACGATCAGACTGGATCGAATTGATTGATTTACAAACGGGTGAGATAAGCCTAGATCACGCTCAATCGATTTTAGGAGGTGTTCAAACACCGCGTATTTGCTCAAAACTCAATGATTTGCCGTCTAAAGGTCAAGAAATGATTGATTTTGCAACTGAGATTGGCATACAGCTGATGGATTGGCAAAAGTTTGTTGCAATTCATGCTCACAAAGTAAAAGAGGATGATCGCTGGGCTACAAATGAAGTTGGGTTACTGCTCAGTAGGCAAAATGGAAAATCTACATTTATGATGTTGCGTATCTTGACCGGCATGTTTGTGTGGGGCGAAGGATTACAACTTGCATCAGCTCACAGACTTACCACATCACTTGAAACATTTAGACAGATTGTTGGCTTAATTGAAACACATCCGGCACTTGAGAAAGAAGTTAAAAAAATCCGATGGCAACATGGCGCGGAGGAAATAGAGTTATTTGGCAACAGAAGGTTTGTTGTAAAGGCTGCTAACAATGCAGCTAGAGGATTAAGCAAACCTGAAACAATTCACATGGATGAGTTGCGAGAATACAAAGATGAGGATGCTTGGTCATCAATGCGCTACTCAATGATGTCTGCTAAAAATCCGCAAGTATGGGTTTATTCCTCAGCAGGAGATCAACATTCAGTTATCCTAAACAAATTGCGTGAGAGGGCATTGGCATCAGCTACAACCAATGACCCGATTGGGTGGTTTGAGTGGAGTGCCGAACCAGATGCGCCGATCAACCTTCCGTCAGGCGAGATTAACTGGTCTGCATTTGCTCAAGCCAACCCATCCTTAGGAATTACAATTCACCCAGATAACATTAAAGCTGCAATCAATGATCCACCGGATATTGTCCGAACCGAGTTGCTCACCCAGTGGGTTGATACAATAAACAGCGCAATTGATCCGCAAAAGTGGGCAATGTGTCAGATAGATGCAATACCGCTAGATCCTGAACAACCTACTTGGCTTGGACTTGATTTGTCGCCTGATAGAAAGTTTGGTGCATTAGTTGCTGCTCAAAGATTATCGGGTGAAAGATTTTATGTGCAATTGCTTCACACTTGGTCAAATGATTACAGTTTAAATGATTTGGCAGTTGCAAACGATATTGCGCCTTATGTGAGGAAATACAACACGCAAACTGTGGCTTACAGCAAAAGAACAAGTCAAGCAGTTGCTAGTCGCCTAAGTTCTGCTGGCATTCAAGTAACTGACATGGATGGAGCAATTTATGCCGAAAGTTGTGATCGATGGCTAGGAGCAATTAACTCACACAGATTGCAGCATTCTGGACAAGAGGAATTAACGCAGCAAACTTTGTCAGCTGCAAAATTGCCCTATGGTGATGGAAGTTGGATTATAGGAAGGAGAGCGAGCAGGGTCGCGGTTTGCGCTTCAGTGGCAAGCAGTTTAGTTACTTATTTTGCGACACAACCTGAAACGGAAATAGACATACAAATCGGATAATTAGGTTATATGGTATATTATGTGCTAATGGGATTATTAGATCGTTTTATCACAAATAAGACAATTACACCAGCGGCAGATGTAACTGCATCTTACGCGCCATACAACATTCAAGCAGCTCTTGGTGGAATGTTCTACGGAACACAAACCGCAACACGCGAACAAGCAATGTCAGTTCCAGCATGTGCAAGAGCAAGAAACATAATTTGCTCAACAATTGGATCATTGCCAATTGAAACTTACAATCATTTTACAAAAGAACATTTGCGACCAACAAGATCTTTAATGCAACCAGATACAAGAATTGCAGGATCTGCAACTTATGCTTGGATTGCAGAGGATTTATTATTTCATGGTTTTGCTTATGGTCAAGTATTAGATAGTTATTCCGAAAGTGATGGCGCAAGAGTTCGCGCATGGACAAGAGTATCGCCAGAACGCGTAACTTACCAATTAAATGCAAATCAAACTGAAATTTTATTTTATAGAGTTGATGGTGCAGAAGTTCCGTTATACGGCATTGGAAGTTTAATTGTATTTAACGGATTAGATGAAGGTGTGTTAAATCGTGCTGGTCGAACAATTAAAGCTGCACAAGCATTAGAAGCAGCAGCTGAACTTTATGCAAAAGAGCCAGTTCCTACAATGGTGCTTAAGTCAAATGGCACAAATCTTACCCCAGAAAGAATTACAAGATTACTTGAAAGTTGGAAAGCAAGTCGAGCAACTAGATCAACTGCATTTCTAAATGCAGATGTTGAATTACAAGCATTGGGTTTTGATCCGGCTAAATTACAATTAAATGAAGCAAGACAATATCTTGCAACTGAGATTGCTCGCGCAGTTGGCATTCCGGCATCATTTGTATCTGCTGAATTAACAAGTCAAACTTATAGCACGACTGTTATGGAAAGAAAAGCCCTTATCGATTTCAGTTTGAGAAATATCCTTACGCCGATAGAGCAAAGATTGTCAATGGCTGATTTTGTGCCTAATGGTGTTGAGGTCAGATTTGATATTGACGATTTCTTGCGTGGATCTGCATTAGAGCGTGCGCAAGTTTATGAAATCCTAAACCGCATTGGCGCAATGAGCGTTGAGCAAATACAAGAGGAGGAGGATTTGATCCGATGAGTAAAACATTAAAGATCAATTTCCCAATAACACTAACCGCAGCTGATAATCGCAAGCGCACAATATCAGGCACAATTGTGTCATGGGATGAAAAAGGCATAACAAGTGCCGGCGCAACAGTATTTGAGAAAGACAGCATTGATTTTAGCAAACCAATTAAATTGCTATTAGAGCATGATCGCACACGACCAATCGGCAAAATGATTGATATTACAGCTGATGACAAAGGCATTGAAGCAACATTCAAAATAGCCGGAACAATTGCTGGTGATGATAGTTTATTAGAAGCAGCCGAAGGATTACGCGATGGATTTAGCGTTGGCGTTGTTGTAGATGATTGGGATGCAAGCAAAGGCGTTATGCGTGTTAAAGCATCAAAATTAGTTGAGGTTAGTTTAGTTGCTGATCCAGCAATTGACAGCGCAAGAGTTGCAGATGTTGCAGCTAGTGAAACACCAGAGAATTCCGAAGCAACCGCTGAGGAGCAAACAAAAACACAGGAGGACATTGTGTCAGATACACAAACAGCTCCTATCGCGACCGAAGCGGTAGAAGCTACAAAATCTGAGCCTGTGGCAATTCAAGCAACTCAACCAGTTGCTTACACAAAGCCACGCTCACCAATCAATTCACAAGCTCGTTTCTTGGAGCATTCAATCAAAGCATCAATGGGCAGCCATGAAAGTGCATCTTATGTTGCATTAGCAAAAGATGAGGCAAAAAGAGTTTTAACTGCTGCTGATGATAGCTTCTCAACAAATAGTGCATTCAAACCAATTCAATATGTTTCAACAGTTATTGATACACAAATTGGCGCACGCGGTGCAATTGATGCAATCGGAACAAAGAGATTGCCAAATTCCGGAATGCAGGTTTCTGTTCCAAAAATTACCACAAATTCTAGTGTCGCAAGCACCGGAGAAGGATCAGCACCATCTGAAACAGGAATTGTTTCAAGTTATGTCGATTTAACTGTAACCAAGTATGCAGGATTACAACGCTACAGCGTTGAGATAGCAGATAGAGCAGATCCATCTTTTTATGATGCGATGCTTGAAAACCTTCGTAGATCTTACGCACAAGCTACTGAGGCAGCCGTAATTGCAGCACTTACATCAGGTGGCACACAATCAACAGCAACATCAGCTGATCTTGATGGAATTGTTGCATTTGTAAAGACTGAAACACCTGCTGCATACCTTGCAACTGGTGAGTTAGCAACACGCTACATTGCTGGAACATCACAATGGGGCTTACTAATTGGCGCACAAGACAGTTCAAAGCGACCAGTATTTTCTGCAAGCCAACCATTTAATGCTGCTGGTTCAGTTTCAACACAGAGCCTACGCGGAAATGTTATGGGCTTGGATCTTTATGTTTCAAATAAGGCTGTATCTACAACAATTGATGAGAGCGCATTTATTGTCGTTCCATCATCTGTTGCAATTTACGAAAGCCCAACACTACAACTAGCAACTAATGTTGTTACAAGTGGTGAGATTGAAATCATGCTTTACGGATACCTAGCAACTGGTGTTTTGGTTGCCGGTGGAGTTCGCCGCTTCAACCTAACCTAATAATGGTCATGCCTGAGGTTGCTCCCGATCTCAGGCAGTTGCTCTAGGGAGACTTAAAGGAGATGACATGCCAACCATAATTACCGCTGCACAGTTGCGAAATGTGCTTGGTGTGTCATCTGCCTTGTATGACGACACTTATTTAAATCAAATAATAAATACAGCTGAAACAGTTGTCTTGCCAATGCTTGCACAATATAAGAGTTTTGTGCAAAAAACATCATTGACAGATAATGTTGCAACATTTACAACATTAGGAACACATGAATTTACAGAAGGACAATCAGTTGTCATCGCCTTGTGCCTTAGCCCATACAACGGAACTCGCACAGTATTGGCTGGCGATCTTACAGATACTACCTTCACAGCATCGATCACAAATGCAAATGTATTGGAAGCTAATGTCATCCCATCCGGAACTGCTACCTTATCAAATGCAACGACTTATGTTGGAAACGCAGCAGTCGAAAGCGCAATCTACACAGTATCGGTAGAAGTATTTCAAGCAAGACTTGCTGGTGGAGGACAAATCGAAGGAGTAGATTTTACAGCAACTCCGTTTCGCATGGGGAGATCGCTTTACAATAAATGCGTGGGTTTGTTAGGTTCATACATTGATCCCGAAGGTATGTGTCAATAAATGCCAGCCTCAACAATTCTCTCAGCAGTTCGCACACCATTAGCCACAGCTCTTGCCGGTGTTGCAGGAAATGTTTATTCATTTGTGCCTGAAACAGTAATTCCACCAGCTGTTGTAGTTGTGCCAGATAGTCCATACATTGAATTAGAAACAATTAACAAATCTACTATTCACGCAAAACTTAATTACACAATCTCAGTTGCCGTTGCTTACAATAGCAATCCTGCTTCATTGGATAATATCGAGCAACTAATAATGAGCGTTCTGGCAGTTATCCCAACCGGATATGTTGTCAGTTCAGTAGAAAGACCTACTGTTACACAAGTTGGAGCAAGCACGCTGCTAATTGCAGATGTTCGAGTTTCTACCTACTACACACAAACCGCATAAGGAGAAATCATGGCAACCACAGTAATCACCGGTCGCGATGTTTCGTTGTCTTTCACAGGTGGAACAGACATCGATGCACAAGCAACCAGCGCAATTTTAACAAAGGTCAATGAGCGACAGGCTTATGAGACACTTGATGGCACAAGTTACAAAACCACTAATATCAGCGGAACATTTGAGTTAGAGATGTTAGCCGATTGGGGCAAGGCAAGTTCTGTTTGTGAGGCACTATGGACAGCAGCAGAGAGCGCACCAGACACAGATATTTCTATTACAATGACAGCTGCAACTGGAGCGCAATTTGTGTTCCCAGTAAAGCCTGAATTCCCAACAGCCGGTGGATCAGGTGTAGATGCACAAACTGTTGCACTTACATTCACAATCACAGGTGGAGCAGTAGTAGAAACATTTAGTTAAGAAATAGAAACGGGAGCAAAATGAAGTTACCAATCACAATTGAATATAACTCAGGCGAGCAAGCAACATATATTGCCCAACCGCCTGAGTGGGCTAAGTGGGAGAAGGCTACTTCTTTCACTATAAGCCAAGCAAAAGAAAAACTTGGAATGTGGGATCTGATGTTTTTAGCATACAACGCACATAAGCGCGAAGCTGCTGGAAAACCAGTTAAACCATTTGAGGCTTGGATGGAAACTATTGCCGATGTAATAGTCGGTGATGCAGACCCAAAAGTCATCCAGCAGGAAGCCTAAGTAGATTATTGGTTGAGTTGGCAATAGCCACCAACATACCAATGAGTGAATGGGTTGATGCAGACGACATTTTAACAGCTATCGAAGTATTGGAGGCGAGGTATGGCAAGTGAAACCATTGCTTACAGTCGCAATGACATACGCGATATTCTTAAGGCTTTCAAAGTTATGGATGATCAAGCGACTGAGGAAGCAAGAATTCAATCTGCTGCTTTGGCGACATACGCAGCTGAGGAAATTAAAACAGCAGCTAGAGGTCGAACAAAATCAGGCAAGGTTGCGCAGAGAGTTGCAGACGGCGTTAGCATCTCAAAGTCCAGCAAAATCGGTGAGTTCAAATATGGTTTCGCACGACAGAAATTTTCAGGTGGGGCTAACACGCAAACCCTATGGGGTGGTGTTGAGTTTGGATCTAATAAGTTCAAACAGTTTCCTACATATAGCGGAAGGCAAGGCAGAGGTTCGCGTGGTTGGTTTATCTACCCAACGCTTCGCAGAATTCAGCCTGAATTGATTAACAAATGGGAAGCGGCATATAACCGCATTTTGGATAAGTGGGCATAAGTGGCAAGAGATACCAGAACCCTATCGCTTAAGATCCTTGCGGATATTGATGATCTTAAGAATAAATTAAACCAAGCTGACAATGCCGTTGAAACTAACAGCGAAAAGATTTCAGCATTTGGAAAGAAGGCTGCTGCTGCATTTGCAGTCGCTGCTGCTGCTGCCGTTGCCTATGGCACTAAATTAGCCGTTGATGGGGTCAAGGCTGCAATAGAGGATGAGGCTGCACAACTTAGGTTGGCCAATGCGTTACGGACTGCCACAGGTGCAACAGAAGGTCAAATTAAAGCAACTGAGGATTTCATTCTAAAGACATCTTTAGCAACAGGCGTGGCTGATGACAGCCTTAGACCAGCCATGCAAAGACTTGCAGTAAGCACAAAAGATACTGGTGAGGCACAAAGATTATTAAGCCTTGCGTTAGATATCTCAAAAGGTAAAGGGATCGAATTAGAAACTGTCGCAAATGCATTAGGTCGCGCTCAGGATGGAAATACAACAGCTCTTGGCAGGTTAGGACTTGGATTATCTAAAGCCGAACTCTCAACATTATCTTTTACCGAAGTTCAGGCTAAGTTATCTGAACTCTATGGTGGCGCAGCAGCTGCAAACGCAGAAACCTTTCAAGGAAAGATTGATCGCTTAAAAGTTGGATTTGATGAGGCTAAGGAAAGTCTAGGCACAGCCTTGCTTCCACAGGTAGAAAAGTTTATTACATTCATTAACGATGTTGGTGTTCCAGCACTTAACGGATTTATTGCAGGATTAACAGGTGATGCAGGATTAAGTGCTGCATTGACAGAAACTCAAAGAGGTGCTGAAAGTTTTGGCAAAACCATAGCAACTATCTCAGGCATCATTTCAGGATTTATTACATTCTTAAGAGAAGCAATTGGCTTGGTTGTATCACTTGCTAATGAATTTATTAAAATAGTTAATATAATTCCCGGAGTTAATATCGGTGCATTACCTAACCCAGCACCATCATCTAGATTACCGGCAGTTCCTAAGAGCAACAGTAACTTTACTTATGGCTCAGGCAATCCAGTTAATATCACAGTCAATGCAATAGATGGCGAAGGTGCTGCAAGAGCTGTGGCAGGTGTGCTTAATCAAAGTGCAGCAAGATCAGCAGGATTATTAGTCGGCGGAACAGTAGGTAGATAATGACCGCTTGGTCGCCCGATTGGAAACTTACTGTCGCAGGTGTTGATTATACTGACATTGCAATAAGCGACATCCAGCATCAGGCAGGTCGAACAGATATTTACCAGCAACCAAATCCATCTTATTTGCAAATTACATTTGTTGCACTAACTGGTCAAACATTGCCATTTGACATTAACGACAGTTTAAGTCTGCAAGTCAAGGACACATCAGCTGCTTATGTCAATATTTTTGGTGGCGACATAACAGACATCACAGTTAGCGTTGGAGCAACTGGATCAATTGCAACTGTTATTCAATACACAGTTTTAGCAATGGGATCACTTGTTAAATTAGCAAAAGAATTATATGCCGGCACAATCTCACAGGATGAGGATGGCAATCAAATCTATGACTTATTGTCTAGCGTATTGCTTGGCACTTGGAATGATGTGCCAGCAGCTTCTACATGGGCAACCTATGATGCAACTGAAACATGGGCTAATGCTGTAAATCTAGGACTTGGTGAGATTGATACTCCGGGTTTATACACAATGGAAAATAGAGCTGCATCAACAGATACTATTTACAACATTGCAAGCCTTATTGCTAACTCAGCATTTGGATATTTATATGAAGACAATGAAGGCAACATTGGTTATGCCGATGCAGATCACAGGCAGAATTATTTGCTTACCAATGGCTATGTTGATTTGAGTGCTAATCATGCATTAGGTCAAGGACTTAGCACCATTACAAGGTCAGGTGATATTCGCAATGATGTGTATATCAATTATGGCAATAATTTTGGATCACAGGAAACTGCAACATCGGCAACATCAATTGCAACTTATGGCTACAAAGCCGAAAGCATAAACTCGGTGCTTCACTCAGCTGTTGATGCTCAAGCTGTGGCAGATCGCTATATTGCTCAACGCGCTTTCCCATTGCCAGCATTCCAAAGCATTACTTTTCCAATCACAAATCCAGAGATTGACAATAGTGATCGGGATAATTTGCTAGGCGTATTCATGGGGCAACCGCTAAACTTATTAAACTTACCGGATCAGATTTCAGGCGGTGAGTTTGAAGGCTATGTTGAAGGCTGGTCATGGAGCACTAGGTTTAACGAATTATTCTTGACAATAAATTTGTCGCCTGTGGCTTATAGCCAAGTGGCGATGCGTTGGGATACTGTTCCAATAGTTGAAACATGGCAAACAATAGATCAAACATTGACATGGGAATACGCTACAATCGTAGCCTGAGATAAAGGATAATATGGCAACCACTACCAATTACGGCTGGACTACACCGGATGACACCGCGTTAGTCAAAGATGGCGCATCGGCTATTCGCACGCTTGGCACTTCCGTTGATACAACTACAAAAAATTTAAATCCACAAACAACTCTTGGCGATATTGCTTATCGCTCATCAACATCAAATGTCAATACCAGACTTGGAATTGGAACAAGTGGTCAAGTTTTGTCTGTTAGTGCTGGAGTTCCTGCATGGGCAGATCCTTCAGCTGGCGCAAACTGGTCTTTATTAAATGCTGGTGGCACAGCATTAACTGCTGCTGCAACCGTTACAGTTTCTGGAATAAGTGGTAAAGATAAAATTATGGTTATTGTATCAGGAGCATCTACAGCAACCGCTGGTGCGACAATATCTGTAAGATTAAACACAGATACAGCAAGCAATTATTATCGTTATGGTATGAAAGTAAATGCTCCAACAACTTATGGATCACAAACAATTAGAACCACAATTACTGGAGCAGCCACTTCTATGGAATTAGGTATATTACATCCTAGTAATGCTGATTATACTTGTAATGGTTATGTGTTACTAACTGGATGCAATAATTCAGGTGTTAAGGTTTTCAATTTAGCTGGAACTGCTGAGGAAAGCACTAGCACAAATAGCGGTTATGTTTTAGGTGGTTATTACAATTCAGCAACTGTTATATCATCAATATCAGTATTCTCATCAGCAGGCAATTTTGATGCTGGAACTGTCTTTGTTTATACGAGCGCATAAGGAGTAATTATGAAAATAACAGAAAAAGAATTTAATGTATTAACAGGTGAAGAAACAATTACTGAGCGTGATGAAACTGCTGCCGAAAAAAAAGCAAGAGAAACAAGACAAAAAGAAATTGCAGCAGAAAACGCCGAAGCCGAAGCAAACGCAATTGCTAAGCAAGCAATCCTTGATCGCATTGGTTTAACTGCTGATGAACTTAAAACGATACTTGGCTAATCGTGCCAAGTTTAATTGAGATTGCTAAAGCAGAAATTGGTTATACCGAAACAGGTATAAACGATACAAAGTATGGCGAATGGTATGGCTTAAACAATCAGGCTTGGTGTGCAATGTTTGTGTCTTGGTGCTATGACAAAGCAGGACTTGGTAACAACATTAAATCGCAATCTAAAAAAGGATTTGCAAGCTGTGCTCATGGTCTTAAATTCTTTGCAGAAACAAACAAGTTAATACCAGTTGGTCAGGCTAAGGCTGGCGATGTTGCATTCTTTCAATTTGACAAAGATGCAGAGCCCGATCATGTTGGCATAATCAAATTTAACAATACAGCTTTAAAGTATTTGCAGGTTATCGAAGGCAATACATCAGCAGACAAAAGTGGCAGTCAATCCAATGGCGAAGGCGTATATCTAAAGCGCAGAAGTTACTCATTGGTAATGGCTGTTGCCCGACCATAGGAGCAAAATGAAACTATCAAACAAACACAAAGCAGCAATCAAGTCATATTTAAGAGCTGTGGGTGCAAGTGGTATAACTGTTGCATTGGCAATTGTTGCTGACATCCGACCAGAGTTTGCAGTATTACTTGGTGCGCTAGTTGCACCGCTTGCTAAAGCAATTGATCCAAGTTCCGGTAAAGAAGTAGATTATGGCGTTAATGCGAAATGACCGCAAACGAATGGGTTGGTTTCGCCGCCGGCATAACCGCCGTATTACTGGGTTTCTTTGGGGGTCTGCGTTATCTTATTAAAGGATGGCTTTGGACATTAACTCCTAATGCTGGATCTAGCCTTGCAGATCGACTTGCACGCATAGAAACGCGGCAAGAGGAAATGATGCGGTTTTTAGAAAACAAGAAGTAAAATTAGTTTATGGCGAACACACGAAAACCTATCAAACGCAAAAAGATCAATCGTCGCGTAGTTCGCCAAACTCCTGATCCATCAAAAATTGATGCTCATTACATTGCATTACATACCTGTTACACAGCTGCAAGG